GCTTAGCGTCCCCAGAACCGGGCGTTCATGATGGTTGTCAACAGCTCCTCAAAATCGGGGGAGTCGATCAGATCAATGATTTCCTGAACTTCCTGACCATTGGCATCCTGAAACGTGATGGGTGAGTTTGTTACTGCACCGATACGTTTATCGACTGCATCGGCCAGTACTCCGTCGATCATCAGATCATCGTAAAGATCATACAGTAATTTGATCCTACCCATATCTGCACTCTGTAAAGCCGTGCGCCAGGTTGACACATCGGATGATTTCCGGGTAGGAGCTTTAACAACGAGTTGCATGGTTGCACCCTGAACAGGTTGTTTTTTAACAGGTGGCTTTTTAGTTGTAGTTGCCATATTTTAAAAATGTTGATTGCGTTTTTCGTTACTTCCAAATGTGATAGTACCAACCACTTCACCTTCCACTACAGGAAGATCAGGCGTGACATTTCCCTTTTGCACTTCCTTGAGCCAGTTGATTGCGCGTTCATAACGATCCTGGCGAAGTTTCATATCTGAACCTGCATTGCACAGGTTGATCAAGTGCCAGGCTGCAATATCTTTCAGGAAAGTGAGAAGTAAAGCGTTTCTGGCTTCATCAACAGCTGCAAAAATGGCTTCCTTATCGAATGATCCTAAATAGCCTTTCGCCTCCTGGATAGCGGTATCTATGGCGGCAAGGGTTAATGTATCATCGCCGCGAGTGATCACCTCTATATTCTCAAGATATAGATGAGATCCTAATTCTTCTGTGGTTAAAAAACTCATGTTATGCAGTTTTTAAATGTGGAAACTTGATATCTGATTTCGTATCGTAAAAGCAAAACGGTTGCATCTTGGTTGAATTAACCTGCCAACCAAATTCTCCGGTATGTTTACGAAACTGAAGATCCTGCCGGGTTAACACCTGGTATTCATTTTTCAGGAAATATACCCGGTAATGCTTACCCTTTTCAGTATGCAATTTCTTCGCTTTTTTGATGGCCCGCTCTTTGGCTGCATCCCGCCCTTTAAACCGAATGTAAAGCCTGATGAAATACTGTTTAATCTTCATTTAAAATCTTTTTTTATCGTTGTGAGTAATAGTGCCAATTTTAAAAGAGTCGGGTTGAATTGACCTTTCTTTTTCATCAATAATGAATTTCGCACCCTCAATACAGTCTGGACCATCAGCCGGATATTTCATTTTAGGGCTGAACAGTTTAAATTGTGTTTCAAGTTCTGTAAAGTGTGGATTTTCCTTTTCGTCTTCATTTAATATCAGTTGACCATCCCGGTTAATGGGTTCTAATCCGCCCTCGATACGAGTAAATTTATCGGGTTTTTTACGATCGTCCGGAGTTATTCCCGGATTACCTCCGGGTAGAGCCTTAAATAAAGGCTGGTATACCTGTTCATAAAATGGATTCTGAAGAGAGTTATTTTCGATAAACAGATAAGTAACAGTTCTTTTATTGACATATTCCAAAACATTTGGATACCAGGTAACAAATGTCGCGTTAACTGCTTTCTGGTCCAGAAATCCATAAATGACGTAGTACTTTCCTTCTAATTTTCCAACCAGCCAAACCCCTTTAAATGATCCGGATTTATTCTCCGAGTTACTTGGTGCAGGATCACCATATGCGACCAGAAACTTAAATCTTGTTAGAGCCGGAATCTTACCCCAAATCACAGATTTGAAAACGGAACCTTCTGTCAGCGGGTTATTCATATACTCTGCCTGGTAAGCTGCCGTGCTGATTTTTGATTTAATACGGGCGATGTTCTCCTGGCTATTCTTTTCAGGCCATGTACTATTTCCTTGCTTATCTTCCAGGTTAACTATACTCACATGATCAGCCTTCAACATTGCACGCGCAACGCAGCAATCTTTTGCAATCAAGTTGCCCAGCCAAATTACCTGTAAATCCTTTGAAACTGAACGTGTCGGAAAAACAGCTTTTTCAAACCATTCCCAACGTTTTTTTATAATATCGATGTTACGAACGTCCTCGTCGGTATCAATATCCGAAATGATAATCTTATCAGGTCTTACCTCTTCATTGCGACTACCTCGGGGAGATTGACCAGCACCAACCGCTAAAAAAGAAACTCCCTGAGTAGTTGTAAAATCACCATAAACCCAAGACCCGGGATTTTCCTGAATTCCATAATCGTTAATCAACCGATCATTCCGGGTTAAGTTGATCCGGTAAGGCTCAAGTAATTCACAGGCTTTGTCGTTACTGTTTGAAATGAAAAGTATATTTTTCTTTTTCCGGGTCAATACCTGGTGAAGGGTAATCATCATTTCAACTACGTCTTTCGAAAGCTCTCGTGCCCAAACCCTGGACTCATACCACTCATCATTTTCGAGTTCACGTTTAGCGGCTCGTTTATGGAAGGATGCTGACGGAGCATAGCAATACTTTGGGAAATAATACATTTTCCAGTCTTCGAAATTGGCCTCCAGTTTGGACATTCGTTTTTTGCGATCGTTATCGCTTTCGTTGGTCTCAGCGGTTACCGATGCGATGAAGCTCTCATAGTATCCATCCCACTCGCGCCCTGCCTGCCGGTCACCCGGTTTTAATACTGACTGAGCCATGAGTTAGCGTTTTAAAATGTCTTTAATAAAATCATTGAATAGCCCTGCAATTTCTAAAGCCTTAGTGTGATTAAACGGACGGTACCAGGAAAGAAATCGTTTCGACACTTCAACCACATCAGCGATGCTAGCTTCAGTTTCCATTGTTTTAATAGATCCTGCCAGTTTAGAAATTGTATCTGCTTCCTTTGAGTTGGCAAAGCGCTCACCCTCCGGTTTTTTCTTAATGAATGAGGTCAATTCATCTAGCTGCATATACAACCGGCTCAATTGCTCCTGGCGAGTGATTAACATCGATTGTCGTACTCGCAGCCAATTGCCTTCGTTGTACCATTTATTCATTGTAACGGTTGAAACGCCAACCTTAGCGGCGGCATCCTTCTGGCTATATCCCTCCTTGGTACAGAGTAATTCAGCCCACTCTTTTTTCTGATCGATGGTTAATCCGGACATCTTATATTTTGCTTTGGTTGATCAAAATTGCACTAATAATAAGAGGCTTAAAAATTGGTCGGACATCATGTCCAGTTTACGTGCGTGTCATGTCCATAAATCTGACGTGTCATGTATTGTTGATTTTCAGGACGTTAGATTTAGCTATAAGTTTGTTTCGCAATCAGGCCCAAAGTGGGCAAAACGAATCAATCAAAAGCGATGGCAAAAACTAAATCATTTGTAATTCATGACGAGACAGTAAACACCTACGGGTTCCGGATGCTCACCAGTGGGGCAGACTTAACCGAATTCAGAAAGAACCCGGTGATGTTGCTCAATCATAATGACTGGTCACTTCCAATCGGACGTTGGGAAAACATACGGATTGAAGGAGCTATGATATTGGCTGATCCTGTTTTTGATCTCCTGGACAAACGCGAACAGGGTGGCGAGGCTATTTCATCGAAAGTTGAAAGAGACTTTTTGCGTATGGCTTCCGTCGGAGCATGGGCACCTGATGAAGTTAGCGATGATCCTCTTTATATGTTGCCCGGCCAGATCCGTCCGACTGTTACTAAATGGAAAGTCAGAGAAGCTTCAATTGTCACCATTGGAAGTAACCACAATGCCCTGGCATTTTATGATGAAAAAGGCGAGCTGGTTGATCTGGCTGATTTAAGCCAGGTGATTAAGCTTATCGATACCGCAAAGAAGAATTCCACTAAAATTATAAAAATGGATAAATTAAAACAGATTTTAAACCTGGCAGACACGGCTACAGAAGTCGAAATCGATGCCGCCGTTGGTGTGATCCTTGCTGATCGTGACCGACTGAAAACCGAAAATACAACCTTGGTTGGTCGTATTGACGAGCTAAACACCGCCGAAAAAGCAAAACGCTCGGCTGAAGCTGTTACCCTGATCGATGCCGCTGTAAAAGATGGCCGTCTGGATGCAAAAGGTAAAGACACCTTCGTGAAATTGTTCGATCTGGATTTCGACAGTGCCAAATCAACGCTCGAAGCCATTCCACAACGCGGATCTGTTACCAGGCAAATTGAAGCCGGTAAGGAGACCACTTCTGTTGAACTGGCCGATTTTACCAAAAAGGAATGGGACGTATTGGACAAAGAAGGAAAACTGGTTCAATTGAAAGACAAGTTCCCTGATCTGTATGCCGAAAAGTTCGAAAAACGCTTTGGCTGCAAACCAAAACAGTAATCCACTCAGTAACTAATATTTAAATTCTTAATAAACATGAAAAATTCATTCTTTAGAGGTTTAACCTCTTCATTTTACAACCTGATGTTATTCGCCATGATCGCGATCTTATCAGGACTTAGTTTCCCTGCCGTTGCCGCTGTTGGATATGTCGGAAGTATATTCGTTCAGTCAGGTGGCTTAAGGATGGCCGTCCAGAAAGAAATCTGGATTAACTCAATTGTAGAGGGTTTGTTCGCTGACAACTCCTTTTTATCAAAAGCGTTCAATGCTGACGAATTTGTAACCAATAAAACGGTTCATATTCCCAATGCTGGTGTTGCTTCAGGAGTTGTAAAGAACAGAACCGAATTCCCGGCTGCTGTTTCTGCACGGGTAGATACCGACTTGGAATTTAGCCTGGACGAATACACCACGAATCCAATTAAGATCACTAATGCCGATCAGGTTGAGCTTTCTTATAATAAGCGTGAATCGGTATTGAAACAGGATAAGGCTAAGCTGATCGAAGAGGTATCGAACGATTTTATTTTGAACTGGTCCCCCGCCGCTGCCTACGTGATCCGTACAACCGGAGCTGCTGTTGCCGGACATGTTCCTGCCGCTACCGGAAACCGTAAGGCATTTACTAAAGATGATGTTTTAGCCACCATGAATAATTTCAACGCTAAAGACGTACCTCAGGAAGACAGATATATGCTGGTTGATGCCGTTATGTACGGTCAGTTGCTTGCAAGTCTTACCGTTCAGGAATCAATGGCTTTCCATTCACTTGTTGACGTTAAAAATGGTGTATTGGGTAAACTTTACTCCTTTAACATCATGATGCGTTCAAAATCGGGTCGTTATACCACTGCCCTGGTTCCTAAAGCATGGACTGCTGTTGGTGCAACAACTGACAACGCCGCTGTACTGGCATGGCACTTAAACAGTGTTTGCCGCTCACTGGGAGACACCACAATGTTCGATAGCGTAAACAACCCGCTTTATTATGCTGACATCTATTCATTCCTTGTACGCGCCGGTGGCCGTCCAATGCGTGAAGCTGTCGAAGGGTTAATCGCCATCGTTCAGGACGCAGCTGCGTAGTTTTAAATAACTTTTCCAAAGCTTTTTAAATTGTATAAAAGCTTTGGAAAAGTTTAAATCCATCTATACATGAACCTCACTGAAAATTTCACCCTCGAAGAATTAACGGCAACATCAACCATGATGCCTAACAGGCCGAACGATGTGCAGCTGGATGCCTTAAAGCAACTGGCCATAAATGTACTTCAGCCGCTTCGAAATCTGTACGGTCAGCCTATCGAGGTTAACTCAGGGTTCAGATCAGTATCGGTAAATATTTCGGTGGGAGGAGTAAATACAAGCCAACACTGTAAAGGGGAAGCTGCCGATCTGAGTTGCGATGATAATGCCGGGCTCTTTAACCTGGTTCGGAACAACCTGGACTTTGATCAGCTGATTTGGGAAGGTGGTAATGATATCGCTCCGGCATGGGTTCATGTGAGTTATAAGAGCTCCGGGAACCGGAAGAATGTTTTGAAAATGTACTCAGGTAAATACACGACCTTATGACCAATTACCCTCAAATTATAAGCCTTGTCTGTAATCTGATCTTTGGAGGCGGTTTCCTGATCACAATGTTAACACTCCGGTCGAAGAGAAAACAAGCGGGGGCAGAGGCTAAAGGAGCTGAGGCAAATGCTGAATCTACCGAACTGGACAATGTGACTAAAGCTATTGGCATTTGGCGAGAAATGGCTCAAAGTCTGAGTAATGAACTCACGGAGTCGAGGACAAAATATGAAGAGGTGCTAAGCCTGGTAACACGGCTTCAAAAGTCGGTTGACCGGTTGAATTGCACCAACGGTAAAATATTACGGCTCCTGGACAAAATCTCTCACGAGAATTTGGAAAAGACGGTTGCTGAAATTAAGGACGAAATAAAAAAAGGTGATGAATAGATTTTCTCTCATAATGGGTATTTTAGTTATCATGCTGTCATCCTGCCGGAGCCACCGGCAGGTTGTACAACAAACTACCTTCGACAGTACTGAGGTTACTTTCAGGGATGTTGAAAAGAGTATTCATATTCCTGGAGACTCTGTTGCTGTGACAATGCAGGCTCAATTGAAAGACGACCTTAAGGACAATAAAGACACTCAAGAGTTTGAGCCACAAAGTCAGACCATTGAAACCAACAGGACAAAGGTAACGATTGAAGTCACTAAAAATGGTGAAATCAAGGCAACTGCTGTTAGTAAGGAGCTGGACGAAAAGGTAACGGTCCAGGAGAAAACTATCACGAAATCAAAAAGCGAGGTTACGGTTGTCCAGGAGAAAGAAAGCTGGTTTAAGACTGCTATGAATTCTGTTTGGAAATCGATTAAGACTATTGTGATAACGCTGCTCATTGCTGCCGGTATTTATACGGCAATTAAACTGGGTTTCAATCCCATCTCAATCATTAAAAATTTAATTAATAAATCATAACCATGTCAGAAAAAAGAGCAATTGGATTAAAAGCCATCCTTATCGGAGCAATTGCCGTTGATGGCGATATGGCTGCCGATCTTGATCTTGCAGCTGTCGGAGTCACATTCCAGGACTCCTGTAATCTAGCCCAGGAGACTCCTCAGATTACCGAGATTTTCTCGGAAGAGAATGATGATCCTGAGGAAGTAATCATCGGGACTACCAAAAAGACCCTTGAATTTGAGATTATCAACACCTCGGCTGAGGCGTGTAAGGCTGCCTTCGGTGGTGAAATAACCGGTGTAGGTGACGCTGAAGCCTGGGAAGGTCCTCGCGGATCTGTCATCGTTGAGCGTTCAGTTCGTATTCAAACCAAATCGGGAGAAAACATTGATATCCCTCGTGTGAAGTTTGCCAACACCATGCAGTGGAAGTTCTCCAAGAAGGATACTAATCGTATCAAATTCGTTGGGACTATCCTGGTGCCGCTGAAGGCTGGTGTTGCACCAATCAAAAAGTATAAAACACCTGCTGAAGCATAATGCTTGCGACAGATGTTGAACGGCGTGCAGCCGAAACCATACTGGAACGCGGGGTTAGGGTGCCAATCCCGGCCCCGCGTTTTTTACGACTCCTGGGTAAAAAGCAAATCAAGGTAATGATCAGGCAATCGCACCTGGGTACGCTCGAACACTTCTCCACTCTTGAGTTAAAAGAAGGATTCTCGTTTGAAGGAATTGACTCAGGTAATTTGGATGCTGCACACGAGATGATTTCGAAGCATGGAAAAACAGTACGAAAGTTATTGGCCATTGTCATTCTTGATTCAAGACTAAAGATCTGGCTGTTTTCTGACTTGCTGGCATCCTGGTTAAAATGGAAACTCACTCCAAAACGATTATTGGAAGTATTCCTGGTTGCCGTCACTATTTCAGGAGTTGAGGATTTTACGAATACTATCAGGTTAATTCGGAGCATGAGAGTGACGATGCCGAGGAATCTGAGTCCGACGAGCAAAGGGAGTCACGAGGCCACTCTGTAGGCCTCCATAGCCCTTGGGGCTCCATTTGGAGCATTTGTGAGGCAACCGGCTGGACATTTCAATATGTCCTGTGGGGAGTATCCTGGATAAACATACGCATGATGCTTGCCGATGCTCCGAGATACATCAGTGGTAAGCCTAAAAAAACAGAAGATGACTTCTTAGAGGATTTCTGCGAAAAATAAAATTAACAACATGGCATACCTGGCATTAGATACGGATGGAACTGAATTGATTTATGACAGGCTTGATAAACCTGATCAAAACGGCCACTTTGCATTTATACGATTGCCTAAAGGTTCTATTAAAAGACTGATAGGGCGGGAACTTAAACAAAAGGAAATGCCTGTTGAATTTAAAAAACTAAAAGATGAGTAACATTCCTCCTGTAGATATTGAATTTGTACTTAAGAACGTCAACTTTGGTCAGCAGACTGCAAAGATGAAGGAAGAGGTTGCGGGCGTTACCAACACGGTACAACAGGAAGCCGCAAAGATGACTCAATCCATGGGCGATTTTGCGGAAAATTCGGCAAAGCAGATGAAGGAATCAATCCAGATTCAAAAGTCGGTTATTAAGGACCTTCAGCAATCGATTAAGGAGCTTCAAAACACTTATAATAATTCAACAGGAAAGAATAAAACAGATGCTCAGTCTGCATTAGGATTAGCTAGGAAGGATTTAGTTGCTGAACAGGGCGCTTTGATCCAGATGCAAAAGGCACAGGTTGCAGCAAATGAAACTGAAGCTGCTTCACAATTGCCGATTATTGGAGGACTTGGAAAGTGGGTGGCTGGATTAGTTACAGTTGCCGCCGCGATGGAAGTTGGGAAAAAAATTATCGAATCAACTGAAACAACTGCCCATAAATTTGAACAGGGTATGGCAGCAGCCACATCGGCTACAAATTACTTTTTTCAGGCTATTGCAACGGGTGACTGGAGTAACTTCTGGGAGGGAATGGATCGAGCTGTTACCGGCGCAATTGACTATGTTAACGCAATGGAAGTGTTGAATAATAAAAAGAATGAGGAAGAGGTCAAATCATCAGAAATTGATATTCGGATAGGTAAAAATAGGGCTTTGACTTTCGATAAAGACAATACTAACAATGCAACACGAAAGAAAGCATACGAAGATATTTTAACAGATTCAAAATTACAGTTCGATGCAAAAGTCGAATTAGCAAAACAAGAACATGAGATAAATTTAGAAAAAGCCGCGTCTGATAGTAAATTGTCAAAAGAAAGAATTGAACAGTTTATTAAAGAATATAGTTCGATTGAAAAAATGTTGAAATTGGGTGAAGAATATAATAAACTTCCAGTAACGACAGTTTTCACGCAGGGCAAAATTACATTAGGCGAAAGGAGACCCGATCAATCACGTGTTGATGCACTTGGCCCAGGAGCTAAGCAAGCTGGCGAATATGTAACTCAAATCAGCAGGGTTTTACCTGAAACAAGAAAACAATTATCAGGATTAGAGGCGACTGTCAATAAATTGGCGGCTGGGTTTGATATGTCCAATTTCAGGATTAAAACCGGATTGGCCGGCCTTAATAGTGAAATTAAAGATGCTGCCAAAAAAGCACAGGAAGAAAAAGATAAGGCAAGCAAGGCACAACTCGACTACGAAACGGAATCAGGCCGTGAGAGCATAAAGACGCAGATTGGGATTGACCAGGATAAGCTAAACCTGCAAAAGGACTCAGCCGAAAAATCCCGACAGCAAGCCGAATTAGATTACCGTAAAACGCTGGTTGATCTGGCCAATCAGAAAGCGGATCAATTAAAGAAACTGAACGAAACTCCTGCTATTGGAGGTATTGGCAAAGATGGGAAGCCAATTGCAGGAAAATACGTTGATAAATTGCCCGAAACCCAACAAAAGCAACTCGATGATAAAGCCGTATTGGCTGAAGCACTTAAAACCAAAACAATTGGGGATATCAACGAAAAGGAAGCCGAAAAGATTAAGGAGATCTGGCAGGAAGTTACAGACTACCGATTGAGAGGTATTGATAAAGAAAAGGCAGCTGTCAAGGATCATTACGACAAGCTGGAAGCAGCTGCAATAAAACTCAAGGATACAGCTGCATTAGCGGCAATAATACCACTACGTGCCAATGCTAATACTGAAATTGACAACAAATATGCTCTTCAGAATATAGACTTTGAGCAAAAGATAGAAACCCAAAAAAACCAAATTCAGGCTACCGGCTTCGATCGGGAAGCAAAACTTATGAAGCTCAATTTCGATACCTGGGTAAAATACAATAACCAGCGTATTGCTCTTCTAAAAAAGTCGAATGACCCGAAAGACAAACAGGAGGCTCAATTGCTTCAGGGTGATATCGATATTGCCAATACAGAAAAAAAGGCAAGGCTTCAGGATCAGATTTTAGAGAGTGCCAGGCAGTTTACAGGTGAGCTGATTACTCAACTGGGTCTGAGCGATCAGGAAAGCAACCTATTGCAAGGAATGGCTGATATAACAATGGATTTAATAAAAGGTGGCCCTGAAGGTTGGATTGCAGCCGCTACGACGGGCATGAGCATGTTAATGAATGCTTTTTCAGGAGCCGGTAAAAGCGATGCAACTACCAAATCACTTGAACGCACAAATCAATTATTACAACAGCAGGCCGCTATTCTTTCAAATATGCCTAATGCGCAGCCATATTTTGAGCTCGCAGCAAAACAATATACGGATTATGGAACGGCCATCGATCTGACCAACAAAAAGCTTCAGGACTCACATATATTGACAAAGAATAGTATAGCTGAGTTCAAAGTAATCGGAGGGATGAAGCCAGCTGAATATACCGGAACTGACCGGTACGAAATTGATAAATACAAAAGGGATTTGGAGGCTTATAATAAGGCATACAGTGATTTTTTCAAAAAGACTACGGGCAGTTATAAACCGGATGATTTTATAAAAGCCTTTGCTGAAGGTTCCTTGGTTTTAGATCAACAAGAGATTGACTGGATAACTCAAATGACTGAGAAGCAAAAACAACGTGCAGAGTTGCTTCAGGAGACTTTCAGACAGGCTTTAGGTTTCGATTCAACTGAGGTTTCAGATTCCATTATGCAAGGTATTCAGGACGGTTTAAAGCTCGCTGATAATGGACTAGGTGGCTTTGCTCAATCTTTTGGCGATCAGGTTAAAAAAGCACTGGTTAAAGGCATTACTGATGCTATGAATTTACAGTTGACAGAGGGCTTCATGACTGACTTCAATAAATACATGTCAGATGGAGCTTTATCTGAAGATGAACGGAAAGTTCTTGAAGCTGACTATGCCAAAGTAATCAGTGACGGGGATGCCAAATGGAAGGCATTACAGCCAATCCTGGATAAATACGGTGTGGGATCAGCCACCACTGCTTCAGCTGCAAAAGGTATTTCTGCTTCAGCGACTGAAGAAACTACAAGTGCCATGGTTGGGCAGATGATGGCCGTCAGGGTTGATATTAAAAGTATCCTGGCAACTATGGCCATGGGTCAGGATGACGTGGCAAAGAATCTGATGTATATGAAACAGATCGTTGATAATACTGCGCCAATCTATCGCTTGAAAGCCATAGAGGAGGGAATTGCGGATCTGAACAAAAACTTTAAAGATAAGCTATGACAATCGATACCATAAACATCAGCACATTCGGTTTGAGTATTATTAACCTGGAAGGATATTTCGATCTGCCTGCACGCAAAAAAGTATTGAATGAACAGGGAAATGAGGCGAAGGATATCAGGTTTGTGGGTAAGGATGTCACGATAACTCTCCTGGGCAGATATGTCAATGCAGCTGCCCTGGTTACTAATTTAAACGCGCTTGAAACATTGATTAAATCAGATTTAAAACATGCCATTGGTTTGATTGGTCAGGGCATCAATTTCACCGGAGTATTTAACCAGGGCTTTGAGGTGACCAGTTATAACGGAGGCAAGATCGCGAAGGTAGTCATGCAGATAAATATTGTAGAATGAGTTGGAAACTTGACGATATCGACTTTAAAGATTACGGGGTAGGAGTAATCAAATCATCCGGAGTGTTGGACATGCCCCGGATCGTTGACGCTTCAACGGATTGGCTGGATTCGAATGGGCGCGACTATTGGCAGGAACCAGAGGATGTGAAATACCAGGCTCGCGAGATCCAGTTGAACTGCTGGATCAGGGCAACCAGCTTCGATGAATTTAAAACTAAGGTTGCAGCATTTTATGCGGCACTGGTAGCTCCGGGAGAGAGGACACTAACAACCGTATTCGGCACCGAGATTGCACACGTAACCATTCAGCAGTCTATCCAAATGGTTCGCAAAACTCAATATGTGAGTTCCCTGCAAATAGGCATGTTTACTCTTCGTCTGACCGTTGCCGGTGATGATACCCGAAAATATATGACTGTGTTTAATTCGGGTTGGGAATTTCCTATTTCTGCTCCCTATTCCGGTGATGCAAAGCTTACCCGGTCGCTTCAGAATGTTTCTGAAATTTCATTTACCTCAGAGGTCAATACCACTCAGCCACACGGAACCGGTAATTACATTATTTATAAGGACGAAAGGTATATTGCCTTTGATTATCCCCAGGTTGATAAAGTTGCATGGAATAAATACGTTTACCGGCTTGTTTATAAGCATCAGATCTATTTCCTGAATGATGTTCAATTCAGGGTACTGGACCGATCAGACACGCCGTGGCAGTCAACTGTTGAAGATATCGTTGATATGATCATCACCAACGCCAACCGGGTTCATCCGGGATTATTCCGGAAAGGTACGGTAATCACAACAGACAGCCGGAATAATACCTTTTCTAATGAAACCTGCTACGACATACTGAACCGTATTACAACTGAGTACGAGCTTGAGTGGGAATTCAAGAGTTTTCCCGCTGACAATTATATAGAGATCAATGTCAAGAAGGTTGTTGATTTTGATACTGAGCTTGTATTTGAATACGGTAAGGACAACGAGCTGTACAAGATCTCGAGAACGTTAAACCCCCGTGAAAATCTTTGCACCAGGTTGTATGCTTATGGATCTGAAAAGAACATTCCCGCCACCTATGGCTATCCGCGGTTGAAGCTTCCGGTTGAGCCTATTGAATATGAGTTCTGGGGTATGGTTATCGAACGTACGAAGATCTGGGATGATATTTATCCTATGCGTACCGGAACCGTGACAAGCTATGTGAAGAAAAGCAAGTCTCCTGCCTGGTTTTATGCTCCGGGAACCTATCCTGGTCCCAACCCGATCAAAATCTATAACATGTTCTCGGAGGACAACACCTATGAGATGACAGATACTTCCATGGAGTTTGATTTGATGGAAAAGGATGAAAACGGAAATACCATTTACCTGATTGCCGGTACCAGTGCTAAAATACATTTTAATACCGGAGATCTGGCAGGCTTTGAAATGGAAGTACTGGACTATGATCACGCGACACAAACCTTCAAACTAATACCTTATACCGACGAACAGGGTACCAAATACCCCACTGCAACGCTTTACCCAAAGCCAGGGGACGAATATAAAATACTTGACATCAATATACCTCAAAGTTACATTGACGATGCTGAAACGAGACTGGCAACAGCCGCAAATGATTATCTGAATGACCTGATGGCCCGGGAGAATACTTACCAGGTTGAAACCCTATCGAATCAATATTATGGCGGTCTTTATCCGGGATGGAAAGTCGTGCTTAATGATTTGGATTTGAACGTTTCGACTGCCTTACGGATCATTGACATTACGACAAACATCTATACCGATGTCAGTACGATAACGCTGTCTGACTGGGTAAACAAGGGTAAAATTAAGCAACTGAATGATAAGGTTACCAAGCTTGAAAGCACAATCGATAAGGCGAAACTGAATGAAGTCAACCAGGTGCAGGGTGATGCTCAAACGGCTGCTGAAGTAAAAAACTATTTGATTGATCCGGTTGATGGAAAGCTGAAGGTACTTGAAATTGTGAAGCGTAAAACGATAGATCCGGATATGCTTTCAACCGATGCCGGGATACTTCCTTATTCCATTCATGGAGCCTTGGTAGAACCAAATATTGACGATGATCCCAATAAATTAAGAATTGGTGTCGGAGCCTTCTTTGATCACAATTTTTACTCAGTTGACCGGAATATAATCAAAATAATCAAAGCACTATGATTTACGACGCATCCCGGAGCTGGCCCATAGCCCTGACAAATATTACCATACCTGATAATAATGGTCGGGTATTAAGCCTGAAGGTATCAATAGCTGAAGGTGATGACTCGTCAGAGTTTATTATTTCTGAGGGCCTCATTGAACCGTTACGTGATCCTGGTTACGTGATATATAATTGGGGATATATTCAGCCGGTTGTGGATGGGAAACGTGAGGTAAGCATGTTATGGGGTAATGTGAAGGTAGGATCTGGTAATTCACATCCACCCGTTACCATCATTGAAGAATCGGAAGATCTGGCCAGTATTGGTATTGATCAGAAATTGAGCATTAATAAACAAGGAATTTCTAATGTAGTTAACGAAACTATCAATGTGACTTTGCCAGCTGTAATCAAAACTACACTTGGTAATAATCACGAAAGCTTCCTGATTGAAAATACGGAAAACGAATCGGAGACTGTTGAATCTTCATGGACGGTGATTCCATTCAATGAACAGGTAGGCGAATTCAAGGCCGTGGTAATGGTCAGGGATAAGTCGCTGAATGAGATCAAAACACTCATGACTATTCTGAGCTTTGATTATTCTGACGCCATCAAGGTTGTAAATGAAAATGCTATGTTGATTTATGGTTCTATAACCCTTACTTGTGGAGTTGATGATGGAACGAACAAACTGTTCGCAACCCTTACCGGAATGACCACAAATGCAAAAAGGATTCATATTTGTTTTGAACGCTGTGTTTTAAGTGAACGTTTCAGGGATATTGATTCTGAAATTAGCATGATCCTTGAAACAACAGCCTATTTGCAGGCCTATTTAAACCTGCAAGCAACGGCTAATATGGCACTGAATTTCGATTTTGGTCTTTCGGCATACTCAAACCTACAGACTGAATTGCCGATGGTTCTGGATAGCTCGGCAATCCTTACAGCTTATGGAAGGATTCAGGCTAATATGAACATGGATCTTGATGGACAGGCTCTATTGACCGCATACAAGAAACTGATAGCCGATGGTATTCCGATGACTTTGAATGCTCAAGCAATTTTAAAAGCATATGCTTCATTAAGAACTGTGAACATTCCAATGAGTCTGGTAATGCAAGCTCAATTAGCTCAGAATTATTTAAATCTTCACGCGTCAGTCGCAATGCAATATCTAACGATCGCAAATCTAACTCAGGCACAAGTTGCAAACCCGCTTTTAAATGGTTTAGTGTCATGGCATAAAATGACTCAAGGTGATTCATCAGATTTAGTTGCAACAATAGGTGCAAATGGAATAGGAACAAATATTGCAAGAAGTGCAGATGGTCCTATTAATGGTTTGGGGTCATATTATTTTAATGGCACAAATGCACTTGGTGAAATTAATTGGCCTTCTATCAGATACCCATTTACTATTTCCATTTGGGTAAAAGCAAACGCATATTCATATAACTCGATAATTGGTGATTTAAACGATGACCTGTCTGGATTATGTCCCTTCATGTTTTATTATAGTACATTTTATAATTATAGTATATATTATAGCAATTTTCTGGGGGGAGGCCTATCGTCAAATGGGGTTTTATTGACAACAAGTTGGCAACGTATTGTAATGGTTTGCAATGGTTTTATTGGTGGGAAACTACAAATGACCTATTATAAGAATGGATCGGTTATTGGCAGTGCTACGAATATAGCTTTCACGGGGGATGGACAGGCTTTTAAAACAAAATTGGGAATCGGAATAACAAAAAGAAGTAACGGTACTGTTGATTATAGAGGGGTATTTTATGGAGCAAATCTTTGTATATGGAATAAAGCATTATCACAAGCAGAAGTAACTTTAGATTACAACAGTGGGGCAGCATGGTATCAATAAAAATAATACTAACTTTTAATAATTTATAAAATGAGTAAAGCAAGTGATTCCTTCGAAAACGCATTTCTGAAACACCTTTTTCAGAATTTAGCTATTACGGGTATTGGTGATGCAGCTGGATTATTAGCATCAGCAGCAGCTGGAAATTTATACCTACGGTTATGTACTTCAGCAGTGGCAGTAAATGACGCTACAGTCGGAACTGAGTGCGCCTACACGGGCTATGTAGCTAAAGGTATTGCAGTAGTACGTTCAGCTGTAGGCTGGACGGTAGCAAATGCCGCTGGGGTAAATTCTGCTGTAAATGCCGCTGAATTAGTGTTTGGGGCCTGTACCGCAGGAGCCGAAACTATCCGCTATGTCGAAATCTGGAAAAACAACACTGGAGCGACCGAAGCC